TGGACGTAGAAATCTTCACGATCAGTCATATGGTGGCTCAGGAACTTGGACACACGAACCAAGCGGAAGTGTTAGTTACTACTTTGGAACTAACGGACCTAATGGCCAACCTTATGTAGGTAGAGGCAGTGATGGTAACTTCCTAGGTACAGTTAATGAAACTGCATTTATATGCAGTACTAGAAATCAAATCAAAAATAGACAATATTGGTATAAAAATGGTGCCCAGTATACATCAGCTGACGCTGGCGGATATGCTACTACAGCAAATGCAACTACTGATATACGTCACGGAGTTGGTTATACTGGTACAAGGTGGCAAGGATGGATATATTTTATGGCAGTTTATACCAGAGAACTAAGTGCTATAGAAATTAAACAAATATACGATGCAACTAAGTGGAGGGTTGGCAGCTAATGGCTACACTAGACACATTAACAATCAATGATACAGGTTCTCTTACCCTACCTAGAGGGATAACAGGTGATAGACCACCTAGTCCACAAGTTGGTTATATGCGATTTAATACTGATATAAACGATGTAGAATTATATAATGGTTCTAACTGGATTTGTATAGATAAGAAATGCAAAGCAACAGCAACCGGAGCTGTAGACGTAAAGATACACGGTGGGTATAAAATATTTACTTTTACTGGCACTGGTAGTTTTAACGTAGTGTGTGCAGGAGAAGTTGAATACTTGATCGTTGCCGGTGGTGGAGCAGGCGGCAGACATCACGGCGGTGGTGGTGGCGCAGGCGGACTGTTACAAGGTACTTCGACTCGTGCTGTAGGAAATAATGCTATTGTTGTAGGCGGCGGTGGAGCACCAAACACAGGAACCAATAGTACACCTTACGGAACCGGCGGCAACGGTGGTAATTCAACTGCATTTGGCTTAACTGCTATAGGTGGCGGAGGCGGAGGAAACTATGCTGGCGGCGGCGCAGCAGGCGGCAGCGGTGGCGGAACTCAAAATTGGTCTAATGGATCAACCGGAGGAGCCGGCACAGCAGGACAAGGATCAGATGGCGGCAGCAAAATTGACGGTCAACAAAATACCAGTGGTGGCGGCGGTGGAGCTGGTGGAACAGATTATTGGTTCTTATCAGAAAGTTATGGTCGCAACGGCGGCCCAGGCATTGCTTCTTCAATATCAGGACAATTAAGATATTATGCTGGTGGCGGCGGTGGCGGTGTATATCCACTACCTAACTATAGCAACACCGGACCAGTAGGACAAGGTGGCAGCGGCGTAGGCGGAAGCGGCGGCACAGGACAACACGGCAGTGGCGAACCAGGACAGTCAGCAATGGCAAACAGAGGCGGTGGTGGTGGTGGAACTGCCACATATCTAAAAGCAGGCGGCAGCGGAGGCAGCGGCGTAGTTATTATAAGATATCCAGTATAAATGAGGTAATAGATGGCAACTTTAAAAAATACAGTAGTTAACAGTTCAGGATTTATTAATTTACCTTCTGGCAATGTTTCGCAACGAAGCGCAGTACAAGGAGATATAAGATTTAATTCAGAAACATCCGCAGTTGAATATTATCAAGGATCACACTGGACCCCTACAGAAGAAAATACCGAAACGCTAATAGCTGATTATGATTCTGGAATGTTTCAAAGAGATTATCGAGCTCCGATACTACCTATACAAAACTGGAATCTTGGTAATAGTAGCGAAACTGGTTGGAGCCGAAACGGCACAGTAGCAGAAAATAGAAGAATTTGGTCAACTGATCCTCACGGAAATACAGCTATTATTTGGGACACTCCTAGCAACGATTCAGGTAGTAACTCAGATGGTGGCTGGAACAGTAGTAATGTTAACATTGACTATTTCAGATTTACTAGACACAGTATGTGGTTGAAAAGAAGTGTAGTAGGTAACGGTTCAACTTATATGGGGACACGATCCAATGACGGTGTAGACGTTAGATCAAGCGGCAACCGAACAACAAACCCTTATTTTTACTCTGGCGGTTGGCCAGGTGGCGCGAATGAATGGTTTTTGTTTGTAGGACATACTTGGCCCTATCGAAGTGAAACCGGAAGCGATCATCCGCATACCGGCATATATAATACAAGTGGAGACAAAATTGGTAGCTGTAGAGATTATGTGTACCGTGACGGTGCTACTTATGCTATGCATAGAAGTTACTTATTTTACTCAACTAATACATCAACCAGTCAACAATACTGGGATCCCAGGATTGATGTTTGCGACGGCACAGAACCTAGTATACAAGATCTCTTAAACAACAATCATCATAAATGGAGAGACTATGTAGGCGGAAATGATGCAACTGCTATAAACTGGGTAGCATATAATGACACCGAACAAGCAGTTCAATTTGATGGAAACAACGAACACTGTAGAACTAGATTTGGTATATCAGATGAATTACTTCTTGGAGGATTTACATTTAGTATTTTATACAAATATACTGGATCTACCGGTGCCAATTATCAAGCTCTTGCTGGTAATATAAGTGGCGACTTTTTTATAGGTAAAAATAACGGAAATACACAAATCGGTGTGCAAGATGGAAATTACAATAGTAACGTAGCTGCTGGAACAAATGCTTGGGACGGAAATTGGCATCAAATTACTTACACAAGAAGTGGCACTGCCGGAGTTGTATATTTAGACGGAGTACAAGTAGGATCAGGAACTTGGAGTGGCGCAGATGGATCTGACGTTCTAATTGGAGCTGAAAGCACCAACTTTTTCTTTACAGGATATATGAAGCAGTTTAGAATTTATAATTCTGCATTGGCAGCTGGAGACGTTAGAAAAAGTTATGAGGTTGCAAAGAAAAAATACAACATCTAAAGGTAAAGTTAACTATGGCACATTTTGTTAAAATTAAAAAAAATAAAGTAATAGACTGTATTGTTATTCACAACGACGATATTTACAATGAAGAATTTCCCAAAAGTGAACCATTAGGTCAGCATTATATTAAATCTCTTGGACTAAAAGGCCATTGGCTACAAACTAGCTATAATGGAAATTTTAGAAATTGTTATGCTGGTATTGGACACACATACAACAGTGAGTTAGATGCATTTATTATGCCAAAGCCTTATCCTAGTTGGACCTTTAATACTTCTACAATAGAATGGGAAGCACCGATACCTTCACCTACTCCTAACAACGATGACGAGTATTATGTTTGGAACGAAGATGCGCAGCGATGGGATCTAGAATACGAAGGAATATCAACTGAGACAACTGTACAGGTTAACGAACCGTATGTTGATCCTAGTATTTCAGTATACGAAGGCGCTCAAGAAGGCTAATCACGTTACTTTAACGACTGCTTAACCATTTTATCAAGTAATTCTTTGTGATTAAACAATAAATTTTCATTAAACTTTGTTTCAGTAATTTCAGTAAGGTCTTCGTCTATTTTTACTTCCCATCTAATATCTTTGCCAGCAGTACTATTATAGAACATCCAAGGTTCTCTTACAGAATGTGGATAAACAGGAATATTAGCTTCAGTTATTACAGGATCAAATACTTGATGTAAAATTTTATCGTAAGGATCAAATTGTACATTTTTTTGATCTATCCAAAACTCAGTGTCGCTACGGTTACAAGTTTTATACTGATGTAAAATAAAACTACAAAAGAAATCATAATCAATAACTGCTTCTTGGTTTAACGTTGTCTTTATTTTTTGTATATCATTAGATTCTATGTTATCTAATATATCTTCTAAAAACGTTAAAAATCTCAAAGTTAATGCAAGTCCTGGTGCGTCTAACGGTTCTAAGAATCCAGCTGCCATTCCTATAGTAGCAATATTTGATTTAAAAACTTCTTTAACTCGCCTAGGAGTAAAATCAACTACAAATGGATCAATTATAAGCTCTCGATCTCCAATATCATTTAACAACTGACTTGTTGCTTCGTCTACGCTTATGTGGTTATCACTAAAAACATAACCGGTGCCTACCCTTGACAATGTAGGAGTAATCCAACGCCAACCGTTAGACATTGCTTTAGATACCGTATAAGGATGTGACTGAGTTGCTCTATCAGAATATGCTAACGGACACGCCACGGCCTTATTTGTTAAAAGTATATCACTATATGAAACATATTCTTCATTAAAGATAGTTTTATTAAATGCTTGAGATCCAATACAACTAACAAAATAATCGGCAGTTATTTTTTTCTTTGAATCTGTAATAATAGAACTAACATTATTTAGATCATCGTATTGACTTTCGACAACAGTATCAACTATGTGTGTTATCTTATCATCTAACTTAGCTAATTCTGTCATTGCACTAATAAACTTATTAGCATCAAAGTGAAAAGAATATTCGTGTTTATCTGTGCCAAAATACACCTTATTATTATAAATTTCGTTATGGATTGGACTTACATATTTGTGATAATTATCATCAGGATCTTTTTTTCCTAATAGATATCCTAAGTGCTTTCCTATAGCAAACGGGTGTAAAAACTTCTTCTTGCTCCATCCTTCATAACTAACACCGTATTTAAAAGATGCATCAGAATCTATTAAGAATTTTGTATATTCTTCTTCTGTTAAATTACATCGATTTAATAAAAACTCTCTAAAACTGTGAGTAGTTGCTTCCCCTACCCCAATAGTTGGAATTTTATCAGAACCAATAATTGTAATTTTTTTAATTTTTGGATTATTTTTAAGAAAGTGTGCTGCAATCCAGCCGCTTGCTCCAGTGCCAATAATGCATATGTGCATATGCTCTCCTATTAAATTTTTTCTGTTTGTTTAATATAATTTAAGTTTAATACAACTCTTCGGTTAGTATTAGTACAACTTGTTCCGCTATGCTTAGTTTCTGCTGAAAAACTTGCAAATCGATTTGCTACACTTTCGATTTTAGTGCCATCTTCTAATAACGTATAACCATCGTTGTTATTCACATAAAAGATTCCTGTAGTCAAAATAGTTTTTAATTCAGGATTTTGTATATCAATGTGCATTCCGTGTTCAACTATTGATTCGGTAACATAATTTGTATTTGCTTTGGCCTTTATTAACACTAGTGGATTTAGATGTTGTAATATTGGTTCAATAGCACTAATATATTCAGAATGCATAAGAGGATTATAATAAAAAAGATGAAATAGCTGCCAATTATGTTTTGTATTAGACGCAATATTTCCTAGATCTGTATGTACAATATCATCGTTAACAAACCAAGGTAATTTATTAGACATTAAGTCTTGTTGGACTTTATTAAATTGATGTGCCGGCAAAAAATTATCAATTATTTCTAAATTTGTCATTCTGTTTCCTTTAGTAGTACTTATGTTGTCTACTACTAGGCCTTAAATAGAAATGATAAATATATAAACTAAGGAAAGATATATGTCATCAGCACCGATTGTAGATAGAATAAGAATTATACCAAGACCCGACGATTTCTTAGATCGTAATGTAGGATCTAGTGGCGAAGTATTTTTTAATAAAGTTACTAATAGCTTAAGAGTCTACAGTGGCAAACTTGCTGGCGGCTTTGAAATAGCAAGAGCTGATCTAAATAATGTAACACCTGCTACGTTGGCTGCAAAAATAACGCTTACAAACGACGATATAAGCTGGATAGCTTATGATGAACTTGCAGATTTGCCTAGTGCAACTGATAACCACGGAATGTTTGCACACGTACACGGCACAGGCAAAGCATACTACGCACACGCAGGTGCTTGGATAGAACTTGCTAATCAAACAGACATTACTTCTATTGCAGACATATCAGAATTAACAGACACAACAAATTTAATACCTGCGGACTTATCTGATCTAACAGACACAACAAATTTAATACCTACAGCACTAACAGACTTAGGAATCACAGATGGTTCTGCAACACAAATTTTAACTACAGATGGTGCAGGCAACTTTACCTTTGCAGATGCACCTGAAACAGGATCAACTCAAAATTTATTTGCTACAATTACAAGTGACGACGGTTCTACCACAGCAGACGCTGTAACAGATACTTTAAGTATTTTAGGCGGCACTAACATAGCAACTTCTATTGCATCAAATACAGACAACCTAACAATTAATATGAGTGCATTTAGTATTGACTTTTTAAGCGATGTTGATACTACTAGTAGCGCACCTACAACAGGGCAAGTTTTAAAATGGGACGGTGCAAAATGGGCACCAGGTGTTGACGCAACAACAGGTGGCGCAGGAACCGATGCTGACACACTAGACGGTTTTGACGGTTCTTACTATCTTGACTGGAATAATGTTTCTAATAAGCCTAGTATACTTACACTAGCAAGTTTAAGTGTTGGAGTTGAACTTACACCAAGTGGAGACGGCGCTGTTAGCTATGACAACACAACAGGTGTGTTTCGTTATACGCCGCCAACTGCTGCTGGTATTGGTGCGTTAACTAGTGTAGCATTTAGCGATCTTACTACTACGCCAACTACAATATCAGGATACGGCATTACTGATGCCCTACAGTTAGGCACAAGCAGTACTACAGCACTAGCAGGCGATACAACTATTCCTACAGCATTAACTGATTTGGGCATTACAGACGGAAGTGCTAATCAAGTCCTGTCAACAGATGGCGCTGGAAACTTTAGCTTCACAACAGTTTCAGCAGGTGGCAGCGGCATTAATAATCTTGTAGAAGATACTACTCCGCAACTTGGCGGAGCATTGGATGCACAATCATTTAACATTACCGGTAGTGGATTGTTAACTATGAACAATGTAACCGTTGAAAGCACTTTTACTATAGGAACTGGCGGTACTAATTATCGGTTCCCGGCAAGTAGAGGCAGTAACGGACAAGTACTAACATTAAATAGTGGCGTTTTATCATTTACTACACCATCTACTGGTGTAACTACATTTAGTGCGCTAAGTGATGCGTCTACAGCAAGCATAGATATAGGAAAAATATATGAGCCTGCTATAGCAATGCTAAGAGTCGATAATGTTGGAACAAGTGCTTATACATTTCCTAGTCATTACAGTGGTAATAACCCCACTATCTACGCTATAAGCGGAACAACAATTGCGTTTGACTTAGATAATATTTCGGGACATCCATTTGAAATACAAGACAATACACTAACTGCATTAACTAGTAATTTGGTACACGTTACATCGGGTGGTACAGTAAGTACGAATTCAAATGCACAAGGTAAAAGTAGTGGAACATTATATTGGAGAATTCCTGAAGGATCGCCCGGAACGTATGTATACCAGTGCCAAAGTCACTCTTCAATGTTTGGATCAATTACAGTTAAAGATCTTTCGAATATTTAATTATTTTATTTAATTCTTGGCGTAGTTTAATACTACGTTCTACGTTTTCTCTTATCTTAGTAGGGTCAATTGATTTATTAATTACATCGTGTGTAGCATCAATGTAATTGAATTCGTTAGATAGCTCATTTAAAATATCTTTACATTTTTCTTTTACACTTTCATTAGTGATTTGGTCAATGTCTTTTTTATATTGTGCAAAGTCTTTTTTAAATTCTTTAGATTGGATTATTTTTAACATTAATTTAACCTATAATAATCTTCTGGGTCATTACTATTACTAGTTTCTGCCATAGCACTGTTATCAGCTAAACTTTTTAGTGTAACTGGCAATAGTGCAGGCACTTCAAAAACACTACCTTCTGGAAGTTCTTTAGAATATGCTTTACCGTCTTTAGGATCAACCCATTGTACTTCAAACTTTCCTGCATTTACAAACCAACTTTTGTATTTGTTTTTATGAAAGTGTAATCGAGTCTGCTTATTTTCTTCTTCAAAAACTAATATCTTACTACAATAATGTTCGTTATCAGTCCAAACAACTTCATAACCATAGTCTGTTTGTTTTACGTTATCTGTCATCTATTCCTCTAATAAATCTATTACTTGAAATACGGTTTCTAATTTACTAAGATTAGTTTTATTTTGTAGTGTATTACGCAATCCTTGATGCAGTGTTTTTGGCCAGTTTCCAAAACTAGTCCAAGCATAGCCATTGTGTTCGTTGTTTAAATTAGGCAAAAATTCTTTTTTTACAACAACAAGATATGTATGAAAGTTAAATTTTTCATCATTAGATACAAATGTTTCTAATGGAATGGTTTTTACAAACTTAGGTATATCACCAACTTCTTCTTGTATTTCACGTTTTAATCCATCAAACGGTGATTCACCTAATTCATTTCCTCCGCCTACTAGTCCCCAAGTGCCAGCAGTTTTACCATTAGCACGATGCAAAAACAAAAATCTTTTTGTGTCTAGTGCATAGAAAAGCGCACCACTACAAACTATCTTACTCATACTAGTAATTAGCCAGATAAGTTAATTGACCAGTCACCTTTGGCATATTCACCGTCTACACTTAGTAGCCACTGATCGCCGTCCCAGTAGTATTGTACACCTGTATTAAGATTTGTAGTGTATAACTTTGTAATGGTTGTGTCATTGTAAGGCAAATAGTCTTTACTTGCATCAAATATAATGTTCCATTTAGACCCATCATACTCAATGATATCATTTGCGCCTGCAACAAAGTCTGTATTATCAGCATTTTTCCAAGCATCTGCTCCGTCGGTGTTTGTAGTGCTACCGATAGAACCTAGTAGTAACAAACGCACTCCTGCTTTTGATGTATCAGACTGGGGATCATATCGCAATGGATCAATAATGTAGTCAATACTTGAATATTGATTTGCATCACGAGCAGGTCCTTGGATAGTATTATTGCTAGGTAATGTATCTCTATCAAAATCAATAACTAGTTGTGTTTCATCTAATGGATTAAGAGTAATTCTTCCGGCAATTAATCCATTTACATCTGGCTTTCTTAAATAGATAATACTTAACCCGGGTTGATATCTACCAGGAAGTGCATCTATAAATGTTGACCATTTTTCGTTACCTGGTAATCCGTTTGTAAGTATTGATGCTTTACCATTCATTAGTAATATTCGTTCTTGATATGGATTATCAACTATAACTTTTGAATGACGAGTAGTTTGACTAGATATTTCAAGTTCACCGTTACCTTCATTTGGAAATACTCCAGAATCTACTACATTATCATTACCTTCTATCTTAGACGAAGTATATCCTCCAACACTAAACAAGTTAGTACCTTCAAGCATTGATTCAAAGTCAACATATCCATCACCGTCAAAAATACTAGTAACAATGTCAGTAACAACACCAAGACGCTTAACTTTAGCCGGAGCACTAATGTATATTGGTGTTGAAAAAGTTAAACTAGCAACATCAATTTCGCTTTCAGTTCCTGTAGGAATAGTTCGACTACTAAAGTTTATACTGTCTAACATTACCGTAGTTAAACTGGTCCAGTCAAGATAGTTGTCTGTAGTTTGTATTTCTAAACTAGGATTAAACAGCATCAATATCTGTTCCATAATCTGTAGTTTCATTGTAGTGTTTGTAGTCCATATATCAACATTAACTGTTAACTTATAAGGACTTGGCATTAATCGTTCAACTGTATAATTTCGACCTTGAAAGTCTTCGTACTCATTACCTGCTTCGTCGTATGCACGTTCTCTAACGTGCCTTTTACCTACAAAACTAGAATCACTGGTTCTATCACGATCCATTTCCAAACCAGTAATATATACAGCCATACGCGGAGCACTTGGTATTTTATTTTCAGAATTATCTCTTAATATTGACCCAACTTGTCTAGTAATATCGCCATACATAACTGGAACTTTAACTTCAGTACCGTCACCTGTTTTGTATCCAAAATTACTCATCAAGCGCATAATTTGCACAAGATACTTTCTTATTTGTCCGTCATAGAAATGTTGCATTAATTATCCGCCTGTGGTCGCAGCGCCTGTGATATGGATTGTCGCTGTTGTGTTCGTGTATTATATAATGTTAATGTATATAGTCCTTCGTATTTAACAGCATTGGCAGGTAACGTAATTTTTACAAATTGTGTACTGCCGTCTGATCCTGTGTAAGACGATAGCATACCAGCATTTGATGCAGTATCATAAGTTAATACAAATTTTCCGTCTTGAGCAAGGTCGTCAGTAAATTCTAATTGAATATATTTTGCAGTCATATATGCAATTTCAGTTTCAAGTTCTGTTGCACCAACACTCAATCTTATAAAGTCTGTTGCTATTGGAGTATTATACAAATAAGTGTTTACGTCATTAACAAACGATCCGCGTAATGTATTTGGAGTATCATTATTCATTGCAGCTCTCTTAACATCGTGTACTTTAAGCCAACGTTTGCCATCCCATCGAAACATACGCTGCGGCAAAAAGTCTGTACGTAAAAAGTAGTCACCTTCTGTACTGTTTAAAGGAAAACTAATACCGCTTGAGAAGTTGCTACCATTAGGAGCAAATTCATCGCCAATTAATAAACCGTTGTAGCCGTGTGATGTAGGAGTTGCTTTGTCTGTGATAGTACTACCGTCAGCATCAACCTGTTGTAGTTTTGCTCTACCAGTAGTTTCGTCTGCTGCTAATGTATAAAAATTACTGTCAACATCATAACCACTTTTAGGAGTATTTGCTTCTGCTTCAGACACTACTGCATTATTAACCTGCATTTCTGCTTCAAATGTACTTAGTACATCACGCAGTGTTCCATCTTCTGGGTAGTCTTCACTTGCTGGTAAATCAAGTATGTCTTTGTATTCTTGACTATCTATTATTTGTTTTAATTTAAGTCTATATAAATGTGGATACCAAGTAGGACTAAACCCTTCTGCTGCTCTATTAATATCTTCAATTACATAAAAACGTTTTAGTGCAACACTAAAATCATTTAACGCATACTCGTCTTTTAAGTGAGGAAGTTCTATAACATCTCCAGGCATAAGTTTTCGACCAATTGCCTCTACACTGCTTTGAATATGCACAGTCATAAACAACGTATCATTAGTTAAGAATAATCCAAATTGGCTTAGATCAAAATCAATGTCTTGTACATTGTATATTCCGCGAATAGTGTAAATGTCTTTATCGTATTTTCGATCACGATTTTCCATAAAGACCATATCTTGTATCTGTGTATGATCCTTTTCTGTTGTTCCGTCATTTGTTCCAATATATTTGTGAACAAACAGATCTGTTCCACCTATAGTGAACATTTCGTTAATTTGGCGGTCTAAGAATTTAAAGTCTGCTCCGCGTTCTGGTTTGTATAAACTTAATCTTGGCATATACATATTTATCGTAACGATAACAACTACGATAAATACTATGACGGAGAAAACTTAAATGGCAGTTGAACAAACACAAAAACAAGCAATATTTGACTATGTAAATGCTTTCTTAGGCGGAGGTATGGTTGATGTTGAACTAGACCCTATCCATTACGAAACTGCTTTAACTAAATCGCTTAGTAAATTTAGACAACGTAGTGATAACTCAGTAGAAGAAAGCTATTTGTTTATGGATACTGTAGTTGATCAAAATGAGTATACATTACCAAATGAAGTGGTAGAAGTTCGTAAGTCATTTCGTAGAAGTATAGGATCACGTCCAAGTACCTCAGCATCAGGAGGTCCAATTTATTCAACTACTTTAATTTCAACAAACTCTCAGCAAGTATTTAATGTAAATTATAATTTAGCAATAGTACAATCTATTGTTGTAACAGTTAATGGTACAGTTACTACAAATTATTCTACTGACAATGATGCAAGGACTATTACATTTAACACAGGATTAACTACTGGAGATGTTGTAAATATAAAACTTTATGACAGTGGAGAAAACGGTGGCGGAAGTTTATTTGATCCTTTTAGTCTAGCATACACAAACGCATATTTATTATCAAGTTCTAACTTAGGCGGACTAGCAACATATGATATGTTTAGTCAGTATCAAGAACTAGTAGGTAGAATGTTTGGATCATTTATTGAATTCAAATGGAACACTACAACTAAAAAATTAACACTACTACAGCGTCCTAGAGCAAACGAAACTATTTTATTATATGTGTACAACTATCGCCCTGATAGTGAATTACTTAAAGACTACCTAGCAAGTCAATGGATTAAAGACTATACACTTGCTAGTTGTAAATATATGCTAGGTGAAGCACGTAGTAAATTTGCTACAATTGCAGGACCACAAGGTGGATCAGCACTTAATGGTGATGCATTGAAAGCAGAAGCAGCCGCTGAAATGGAAAAACTTGAATTAGAACTTACAATGCAAGTTGCTGGTGGCGTCGGCTACGGATTCACAATAGGCTAAAAACCCCACACGTTAACGCTAACTTCTTATTATACTGTAAATACATATACAGCAATAGGAGGTCCCACAATGTGCAGTCCATTTGTACGTAAAGAAGCCAACCGATTAAACTGGTTAGTAAAAGGTCATTTACTACATCCAAACACTTCAGATAAAGATACCGAAGCAACTTATAACTCATATATGAAAAGACTTTGGGGAAACTGTGAAAGAGCCGAGTATGGTGAACGTGGGTTTGAACAGGCTTGGAAAGAACGCGAAGCAGAAATTTTTAACGAAGATATCAAAAAAGTTGCTGTTTTGGGTGGACACTACGATTAATTTGTAAATTATACTTGACAAAAGGATAGATATTGTATATACTGTAAAGTATATTATATAGGAGATTACCTTTTGCTACCTAAGTTATTAATTGTAGGTCACGGTCGACACGGCAAAGATACTGTATGCGAACTGTTAGAAAAATACGGTTATACATTCCAATCATCAAGTAAATTTTGTTCTGAGCTTTTTATTTTTAATGATCTAAAAGACAAGTATGGATATACTAACGAAGAGGAATGCTATGCTGACCGACATAATCATCGTACTGAATGGTACAATATGATTCATAATTATTGTAGTGAAGACTTAGCACGTTTAGGGCGAAATTTATTTTCACAAAATAATATATATTGTGGATTACGCAATAAACGTGAATTTTTTGCAATGCAAAATGAAGGTATTTTTGATTATGCTCTTTGGGTAGATAGAACAGATCATTTACCTACAGAGAATCCTAGTTCGATGAGCATTGAGCAATGGATGTGTGATTTTACAATTGATAATAATGGCACACTTGAGCGTTTAGAAAAAAATGTAGATGTCCTTATTAAACGGCTATTTAAAAATCAGGAACAAGATCTCCCTGTTTCCACGCAACTCCCGCTTTTTGAAGAGTTCTCTGACAGTTAGCACATATAGTTTTTAAGTTAGTAGGACGACAATTTTCTAAATTTCCATCTATATGAAATACGTTAAACTGTTCTGGATGTTTGGAAGTAAATCCGCATTTTTCACAAGTATTCTTTTTTTGATATCCGGCCCGTTTCCATTTAGGAATACCGTGACCTAGTCCACTACGTAGACATCTTTCGCACAGGCTACGATAGTAAGTTTTCTTACCTTTTTTATAGTTTATAGCCGCAGGACGTAGCCCGCATTTACATAATGGTCGCATATTGTATTTACCTCACCTTTTTGGTCCCTTTTTATAGGTGTTTATTGCGGTGTTTTATTTTATATAGGCTAAATAATAGTAACGAATGCTCACACTATTAATAGGAGAAATAATATGGCACTAACATCACCAGGCGTACAGGTTAGCGTAGTAGACGAAAGTTTTTACACACCAGCTGAACCGGGTACGGTTCCACTGATATTTGTTGCTTCCGCCGAAAACAAAACGAATGGCGCTGGCACAGGTATTGCTCCAGGTACTACAAAGGCTAAAGCAGGTATTCCTTATTTGCTTACTTCGCAGCGCGACCTTACAGAAACTTTTGGAGATCCAATTTTTTATACTGACGCAAGTAACAATGCTATTCACGCAGGAGAGCTAAATGAATACGGATTGCAAGCAGCTTACTCATTACTTGGCGTTTCAAACAGAGCTTGGGTTGTACGTGCAGACGTAGACCTAGGACAATTACAAGCAACAGCAGACGCACCAGCAGGCGCACCTACAGATGGCGCATATTGGGTAGATACTGCATCAACTGCATTTGGTATTTTTGAATGGAACGGCGCAGCCGTAACATCAACTGGCGGACAAGCATTCGGAGTTAAAGCACCAACTGTAATTACTGATGCAACTCAAATAACAGGCGGCGTACCAAAAGGTTCAGTTGGCGCTATTGGCGACTATGCTATTGTTGCAGGACAAACTACAGCATACACTGTATACTACAAAAACTATTTAGGTAACTGGGTTAAAGTAGGTACAACTACTTGGACAGGAACAGTACCTAGTGTAACAGGTGGAGCAATAACAACAATTACTAATGCAAACACATTTACTGTTGATGGCGAAACTGTTGCAGTAAGTGGCACAGACGTAGATGCAGTTGTTACAGCATTTAATGCTGTTTCAAACTTGTCAAACGCAGGTGTTTCAGCAGCAAATATTGACGGACAACTTGCTATATTTAACGATGGCAGTAACGCAGATAATATTGTAATTGCAGAAGGAACAGGTCTACTAGCTGAAGTTGGTATTACCGCAGGTACATACTATATTCCAGAACTAGTAATTGATCCGCATACATCAGTTCCACAGTGGAAAACAGCATCAGCTAAACCACGTCCAACAGGCAGTGTTTGGATTAAAACAACCGAACCAAACAGCGGAGCACGTTGGAGAGTTAAAGTTTGGAATGCAGACACAGCATTATGGGATTTAACTCCTGCTCCAATATATGATGATAATGCAAAAGCATTACTAGCACTTGACAAAGCAGGCGGCGGTTCCAATCTTGCAGTAGGCAGTCTATATGTACAGTCAAATTGGACTGAAGCAGCAGACGAACTAGCAGAATTTAAAATCTTCCGTAGATCAGCAGCAGGTGCTTCAAAAGTTACTTCAAGTGCAGTAACAGCAAGTTCAATTAGTGCTGGCACATACGGATTTACACTTGCAGAAACAAAAACAGGCGTATCAACATACACATCAAAAACAATGAGTGTTGTAGCAACAGGTGCAACAACTGATGCAGAACTAATTGCAGATGCAATTAACAGTGCAGGATTTACAAATGTTGTTGCTTCGATTGATGCAACTAACAGAGTTGTTATTTCACACGCAAAAGGTGGTGATATTAAAATTACTGATACTGATGGCGCACTTGCAGATATTGGTATTTCAGCAACGGTAATTAGTAACTGGACAGTATTGTCAACATTTACTGCTTCGGGTACAGCACCAACATCAACAACAGCAGACGGTACATTATGGTACAGTTCAGTAGTTGACGAAGTTGATATGATGGTACACGATGGTACAACTTGGAAGGGTTATCAAAACGTTCACGCAGGAGCAAAAATTACTACTGCGGCTACAGAGCCTACAGCACCATCTGGTAACGATCTTTGGATTAGTACAGCAGACTTAGAAAACTATCCAACAATTTATCGTTATAATGCATCAACTACAGTTTGGGATTTGATTGATAAATCAGATCAAACTACTGAAGATGGCGTACTATTTGCAGATGCACGTTGGTCAACAGCAGGGTCATTAAGCACAGAAGGTGCTATTGCAGATCTACTACTAAGTGATCACTTAGATCCAGATGCTCCAGATCCATCACTATATCCACAAGGTATGTTGTTATGGAACTTACGTAGAAGCGGATTTAATGTTAAGAAATTTGTACGTAATGCTATTGATATTACTGCTGATAATCCAAGACAAAGCGATGAAAGTATGGCACTTTACCATCCACATCGTTGGGTTACTGAATCGGCTAACCAAGAAGACGGTAGCGGATCATTTGGTCGCCACGCACAGCGTAAAGTTGTTGTACAAGGATTACAAGCTGGTATGAACAGTAACCAAGAAATTAGAGATGACGAATCAAGAATCTTTAATGTAATGGCTACTCCAGGTTATCCAGAACTAATTGGTGAAATGATTAGCTTAAACTTTGATAGAGGGTTAAGTGCATTTATATTAGGTGATGTTCCAGCTAGATTATCGTCAGATGCTACAACACTTAACGAATGGGGTCAGAACACTAAATTAGCAGTTGAAGACAATGACGACGGACTTGTTAGTAGAGACGAATACTTAGGTGTATTTTATCCTTGGGGCTTTACAAGCGATAATGCTGGTAACAACGTAGTTGTTCCACCAAGTCATATGATGCTACGTACTATTGCATTAAGTGACCAGGTTAGCTATCCTTGGTTTGCACCAGCAGGCACAAGAAGAGGCGGCATTACAAATGCTTCAGCAACAGGTTTTGTTAACGCAGAAGGAGAATTTACTTCAGTTGCATTAAACGAAGGACAGCGTGACACACTTTACAGTGTAAACGTTAACCCAATTACATTTATCAATGGAGCAGGTCTTGTTAACTACGGTCAAAAGACTCGTGCAAGAGCAGCAAGTTCATTAGATAGAATCAATGTAGCACGTTTGGTTATCTACTTACGTTCACAATTGAACAAGTTAGCTAAACCTTACATCTTTGAACCTAATGATAAGATCACACGTGATCAAATCAAACAGGCTGCAGAGAGCTTGTGTTTAGAGTTAGTTGGTGCTAGAGCATTATACGACTTCTTAGTTGTATGTGATAACAGCAACAATACTCCAGCACGTATTGATCGAAACGAGCTATACTTAGATATTGCCATAGAACCAGTTAAGGCTGTTGAGTTTGTTTACATTCCACTCAGACTTAAAAATACTGGTGAGATAGCAGGCTTGTAAAAATGATAAATATATATAACAAATTAGGAGCAAAGTAAATGGCTATTTCATCATTATCAAAAATCACAGTTCCATTAGCTTCGGACGCAAGCAACTCTACACAAGGGTTGCTTATGCCAAAACTTCAATATCGCTTTAGAGTGAGTTTGGAGAACTTTGGTGTTAGCACAGGCGAAGTTACTGAACTAACTAAACAGGTACAGGATGTTACTAGACCTAACGTAAGCTTCGAGACAATGACTGTTGACGTGTATAACTCAAGAGTTTATCTTGCAGGTAAACACACCTGGGAAGCTATTACATTAACTTTAAGAGACGATGCAACAGGTGCAGTACAAAAACTAGTTGGTGAACAACTACAAAGACAGTTCGACTTTATGGAACAGTCTAGTGCAGCATCAGGTATTGACTATAAGTTTGTAACTAGAATTGAAATTCTAGACGGTGGTAACGGTAACTACGCACCCGAAACACTAGACACTTTTGAATTATACGGTTGTTATTTAGAAAGTGCAAACTACAATTCATTAGCATACAGTGCTAACGAACCAGTAACAGTTGCACTTACTATTAAATATGACAATGCTATACAAACTCAAGGCGCATCAGGCGGCGGAGTAGGTACAGCAATTGGTAGAAGTGTTGCAGCTATTGCATCAACTACCGGCGTAAGTTAATAGTTTAGCTAGTTAATTAGTCTAACAGAATTAGGGGCTTAATTGCCCCTTTTTCATTTTATACGCACTTAATAACATTGGATAAATATTAGTATGGCAAACATATTCAATGGATTCTTAGATAATTTAGTTAACGGCGCTCTTAGCCCCAAAGGGGATATGGCCGATTATACACACGCGGCAAGATTGTATACTGACGATAATTTTCGCCTTGCTCCTAAACAAAAATTTCTATATCACGTAACACTTAACTTAAATGAAAATGTAGTAAACAAAGTATTACCTGGATGGGTTCAGCGTCATAGTAACGAAGTTAATATGTTAGTTAAAAGTGTTACTATGCCAAAGTTTGATATACAAACTGAAACTAAGAACAAATACAATCGTAAAAAGAATTTACAAACACGTATTGATTATTCTCCTGTAAATATTGTATTCCACGATGACAACAATAGTATTGTTACTCAATTATGGACTGCATATTATAACTACTATTTTGCAGATGGTACATACGGCAGCAGAGACGGTGCAGGAGCACCTAATCAGACAGCAAGACCGTATGACAGATTTAACACATATATGGGTGCAACACGCAATGGAGATAGATTTGGACTAGATAATAATCAATACGAACCATTTTTTACAAGTATACAAATAAGTCAAATGGCAAGACATCAGTATCTAACATTAACATTAGTTAATCCAATAATTGAAAGTTGGCAGCACGATACGTTAGAAAATTCTGCTGGAGCTGATCCTGTACAAAATTCTATGAGTGTTGCATACGAAAGTGTATTTTATGCAGACGGGCCTATTGACGAAGGTAACTCACCTAAAGGGTTTGGAACAGTACATTACGATAATACTCCTAGTCCTATTGCAGCAGGTAGCTCGTCAAGTTTATTTGGAAGTGCTGGCATACTAGCAGGCGGAACTAGTGTACTTGGAGACATAGCAAGTGGCAAAGCAGACTTGGGTACATTACTTACAGCAGCTCGCACAGTTAAAAATGCAAAAGATCTTACAAAAGAAGGTGTACGTAACGAAGCTTTTCAAGTTGCAGGACAAACTATTAGAACAGCAACAGGAACTAACGTAAGTGGTCTTGCAAATACTAGTTTTCCTAAGAGCGGAGGTACTGGAACGCAACCTACTGAAGCAATAGCAGTTATTACCCAAAAACAAAATAAATTATATCCTCCAATTGAAGTTGTACAAACACTAAACGATAATCCTCAACTAAAAGAAACACTAGCTAAAAAATCACTAGCAATCGGTGCTATTAGTACAACAACAGAAATATCTGCGGACTTAACAACTTGGGATACACTTAACACTACAGAAAAAAATTCATTATTAAACCAAGTTGATAGTGCCATTGAAAACGGCAATCAAAAGATAGTACAACTTGCAAATCAAATAGTAAATAACTTTAATGAAACTGGCCAAGGAAATATTAGTACCGTTCCTGCACAGAAAAATCCTTTAGGAAATACATAATGTCATCTAACTTACCAAAAAAACAAGAAACTGACAGCGGCGCTGAAGTAAAACAATTTTTTAATAAGTACCTTACTGATAGAATAGAATATCCTGCTTCAGAAGTTGATGCAGTAATTGGATATTTTGAAAATAGAGGATTTGAAAAATCAAGTGCTATCGCTGTAGCAACTGCACTACTGCAACAAGCAAAGATCGATAGTATAAATGTTTTTGAGCTTATTGATACACTTAAAGGATTAACTAATGTTCAATTGAGTGACATTGTTGCAAACGTATTAAATTATGATAGGGAAAAAATTAGTACTCTAGGGTTTAAGGTAGAATCAAAATACGAAAAACTCGAACAGAGGAATATTTTATACTAGGATGATATGGGAAGATTTGCACAAGGAAAATATTCTCTCAAAAACCCTGACAAATATGTAGGGACCAAAACACCAACATATCGTAGTAGTTGGGAGTTTACATTTATGAAGTTTTGTGACGAGCATCCTAGTGTTGCAAAATGGGCATCAGAAGCAATTAAAATTCCTTATAGAAATCCTTTAACAGGTAAACACACAGTATATGTACCGGACTTCTTTATTGCATATGCTGACAAAAAAGGCAAGCAACGAGTTGAACTAATAGAAGTCAAACCTGAAAATCAAACTATAAAAGAAAAATTAGGTCGTAGTAGACATAATCAAGCAGCTTGGATAGTTAATCAAGCCAAATGGGAAGCAGCAAGAGCGTACTGTAAGCAAAAAGGTATCTTTTTTAGAATTATAACTGAACAAGATATATTTCACAACGGTAAAAGACGCTAAATAATAGTAGCAGTTAATGGAATAAATTGATGACTAAAAAATTAGAAGATTTGCTTAATATGGATGATTCAAAAGAAATTATTAAACAAGCTGAACAACAAGAAAAAGAACAATCTAAACACGAAATAGCTCATCAAGAAAGTTTTCGTGATATAGCAGAGTTTGATAAAATTGCTAGTGCATTACCTGCTGTTAAAGGATTAGGTGATAAAGCAGATGCAGAACTTGAAGATATTGCACAACGTGCATTGACAGCATACGAAGACCTAATGGATTTAGGTATGAATGTTGAAAGTCGTTACAGTGGTAGAGTATTTGAAGTTGCTGGCGGATTACTTAAAACAAGTTTAGATGCTAAAACTGCTAAACTAGACAAAAAACTTAAAATGATTGAGCTACAACTTAAAAAGCAAAAAATGGATCAAGACGGCGGCCCTAGTGAGGACGGTATGATTTCTGGTGAAGGCTATGTTGTAACAGACCGCAATAGCCTACTAGAGAGGCTTAAAGGTCTCGATAAAGATAAATAACATATAACGGGAATATGTAAAATGATGACAAGGTTTCAAGAATTATTAAACGAGTCTAAAAAGACATACGAATTTAAAGTTGGTATTGCAGGAGATCTGCCTGACAACTGTGAAGAGAGTATAAAGAGTTGTTTAGAAAAATATAGTGTTGTAGAAATGAGCAAGGGAAAAAGAACCCCAGTTCAGGAAAGACCTTTAGACTTTCCGCAATTAGAAAATACTGAAGTAACATATTTTGATGTAACCCTTAACTATGCATCAACATCAGATGTATTACAAGAATATATTGGTGATTGCTGTAATATTGATCAAGCACATATTATTGTACGTAAACCTGGCGATATGCAAGAAAAATATCAAGAGATGCCAGAAGATACTACGTATGAAACAAAATTAACTACTGAAGATATGGGCGGCGAAAGCGCACAAGAAAGTGTAGGCGGAAACCGTGTTATGGATCTTCTAAAAGAGCTAGAAACAGCTCGTAAAGAACGTGAGCACGATCCAAGTGCTGCGGCACCGGAGGCTAACTAAAATGGATATGAAAAAACTATTAGAATCGCTAGATGAATGCGGCACAATGGAAGGCGGTATGCCACCGATGGCTCCACCAATGCCAACAGACGATGGCGATCCAGTATCAATGAATGTTTCATTAAATGCACGTGGTAAAGACCACGTAGCAGATTTAATTGATATGATGAAAAACGCAGGTCTTAAGGACGCCGAACCAGTTGGACCAGATATGTTACCAATGCGCAGAGATATGGAAAGGCTACGCGACATTGTAGACGAACCAAAAGATATGGACGATTTAAAACCAGGCATTCAAGACGAACCTTGTCCAAAATGCGGTAAGAAACATATTGGTGCAAGTAGCTGTATGGACGACATTGAAATGGACGACGAAGCAGTTGCTGAATACGATAACGAACCTGAGGAAGAATACAAAGCAATTGACGATGTAATTAATTCAGGTGATGATTTACATAGATCTAAGAAAGCATATGCTGCTACACAAGACGGCGATAATCCAATGGCTGTTGAAGATGAAGAAGAAACAACTTATGCTATTAAAGGAAAAAGTCCAGAAGCACAAGAAGAATTAGCACGTAAAGCAAAAGAAGAAGCTACATTAGAATCTAGCATTAAAGAAGAGCTTTGGGCTAAACTAAGCAATATGAAGTTTGACGAAGGTCGTGGCAAAAAGAAAAAAGTAATGGCTAGTAGAGGCCGTGGCAAGACTGAAGATATTAAAGAAACTGATTGTCCAAAATGCGGCAAGCCAGGTAAAAAGAAATTAATGGCTTGTAGCAGTTGCGGATGTAGTTAATAATTCTCGTAACTAATACTATTCAATAGGACCTTCGGGTCCTATTTTTTTGAGTAAATATCTTTATGAAGCAAAATGATATTGACTGGTTTAAATACTTTGAGCATATAAAGCCAGTGTGCCCTTGGAGTGGCGCAGCTTATAAAAAAGGTGAAATAAAAATTACACAATGGTCTGGAGAGGTTGAATCTCTTGGCAGCAATCAAGCTATTGTTTATATATGCCCTGGTCTTAATCGCAGGCGTTTAAAAAAATTGTGTAAAAAACTTGATACAAATATAAAATACGAATGGTTATGGAGTGAACCTACTAATGGTTCTAATGCATCACCTGTACCTGTACTAATACAACAAGACAAACGCAAGTTGTTTGATCTTAGGTTCGATACAGGATACTATGACGATATAATAGGTTAAATACAGTATGAGCAAAAGTTTAGACGGTGTATTAACTAAAAAAGCCAATACACAAGAAACATTTACAAACGAACAAGTTGAAGATCTAATGAAGTGTATGGATCCTGATGAAGGATACTTATATTTTGCTAGTAAGTTTGCATACATTCAACACCCTGTGCAAGGCAAGTTGTTATTTGATCCTTACGAATATCAATTACGATTGATGCATTCATACCATAATTATAGATTTAACATTAATATGATGCCTAGACAAACAGGCAAAACTACTTGTGCTGCTATATACCTTGCTTGGTATGCAATGTTTAATCCAGATCAAACAATACTTATTGCTGCACACAAATATACAGGTGCTCAAGAAATTATGGCACGTATACGTTACGTTTATGAAACTTGCCAAGACCACATACGTGCAGGGGTTACGTCTTATAATAAAGGCTCAATAGAATTTGAAAACGGTAGTAGAATAGTTTCGCAAACAACAACAGGTAACACAGGACGTGGTATGAGTATATCATTATTATACTGTGACGAGTTTGCATTTGTACAACCTAATATTGCTGAAGAGTTTTGGACATCAATATCGCCTACACTAGCAACAGGTGGTCGTGCTATTATTACTAGTACACCTAACAGTGATGAAGATACATTTGCTACTATTTGGAAGCAAGCAGAAAACAAATTTGACGCACACGGAAATGAACAAGAAGTTGGTGAAAATGGGTTTCATAGTTTTGTTGCAGAATGGCACGAACATCCTGACCGTGACGAAGAATGGAAAGCAGCAGAAATTGGACGTATAGGTGAAGAAAAATTTAGACGCGAATACGGCTGTGAATTTTTAGTATTTGACGAAACATTAATTAATTCGATCAAACTTGCTGCAATGGAGGGATCGGGACCTATTTTAAATATGGGTCAAACACGTTGGTATAAAAAACCAACCAGTCAATTTACATATGCTATTGCACTTGATCCTAGTATGGGGACAGGCGGCGACAATGCTGCAATTCAAGTTTATGAATTACCTACATACGAACAAGTAGCAGAGTGGCAACACAACCAAACTGCTATACCAGGACAAATAAGAGTACTTGCTGATATATGCAAATATATAGAATCAGAAACAAAAAACCCGCAAGGAATTTATTGGAGCGTGGAGAACAATGGATTAGGCGAGGCTGCCCTTATCGTTATAAACGACTTTGGCGAAGAGAACATTCCGGGTTTGTTCGTCAGTGAGCCTATCCGCAAAGGACACGTTCGTAAGTTCCGCAAAGGATTTAACACTACACACGGTACAAAGGTTACAGCGTGTAGTAGACTAAAAACTATGGTCGAGAACGATAAAATGACTATTCGTTCAAAACCGTTAATTGGCGAACTAAAAAGTTTTGTTGCAACCGGTTCTAGTTATACTGCAAAATCAGGAGCTCACGATGATTTAATTAGTGCTACATTACTTGCACTAAGAATGATGGAAGTATTAAAAGATTGGGATCCTAGAGTATACAATACTTTTAATCAAACTGAAGATTTTGAAGATTACGAAGCGCCAATGCCAATCTTTATTAGCAGTAACTATTGATAAATACATTTATGCAGAATTTAGACGTAATAGCAAACGAATTGTTTAATAAAATAAGAGGCCGCTTTCCAAGTGTAACTATTGGTGATGCTGAAGGAAATGTAACTAACGAACCAAAACAATCTCGTTATTTTGACTTTGATTTTATGAACGAAGGTCGACCAGTTGGAAAGGTAAGTATTAGTCTAGATGATAAAAATGTAGCAGTTGTATATGGCGAAGATTTAGTTGCAAATGAATCTGACTTAACAAAAAACAACTGGTATGATTTTTTAAAAGAATTAAGGATGTTTGCAAGAAAGCGAGCATTAACCTTTGATACAAGAGATATTACTAAGTCAAATTTAAATAGTAGAGACTACAAATTTTTAGCAAAAAACCGTGACGGGGATGGAACAATGACAGAATCTAAAATGTATGGCACATCAAAAATAAGTTATCAAGACTTTGATGGAGCACGTTTAATGATCAAACACACCGAAGGTATTGATCAAGAAGCAGCCGGTGGCAGAGCAAAGAAAGTTGGTTCTTTGTATATTGAAAGTGCAGAAGGTGAAAGATTTAAATATCCATATAAGCACATAACCGGTGCAAGAGCAATGGCTCGACACGTTGCAGAAGGCGGTAATGCTTATGATGATTTTGGCAAGCACATTGTTAGTATGTCAGAAGAAATGAATAAACTGCGTAAGTTTAAAACTTATATGGGCCGTTCAGCTGTAATGGCAGAAAGTCTAGCAGAGTATGTAGATGTAGTTAGAGAACGTATTGCTACAGTTAAAAAGACATTAGAATCATTACAACGTCCGTCATTTTATAAAGAAACGTTTGAAGCATATGCTCCGGCAGTAATGGAAGATGTACCAAGTGACGTTGCTGAAAATTGGATTGATCAATTAACTATTAGACAGTTTAACGAAGAATTAGCAGACGTATTCCCATACATTTATAAACTAGTAAGTGAAGCAAGTAAAGCAGAAGAAATTAATCCAGATGACTTAGACGAGTCAGGCTTACAACGTTATACAGGTATTAAGAAGTACGGCAAGAAAGGCTTCGAAGCATTACAAAAAGCAGGACGTGAAGGCGCAAGCGAAGAAGAAAAGGGCGCAATCAAAGACAAATATCTAAAGACAAAAGAAGAAGCAGATTTAGAAAATGGCTTTGAAGAGATGATGGGCCAGTTTGCAGATGAAACTCAAACAGATGATAAAAAAGATCAATTAGAGGCTTGGTATAACAAATACAGCAAGTATCAAGGCAGTAACGGTGATAAGTTACCAGGTGGAATGTTCAGAGCCATCACAGACACAGGTATTTTGACAGACGGTGTAGAAGATAATGAATTAAGTGACGCAATTGAAAAACTTGGCGGTGACAGAAACGAAGCAGAAGAAAAACTTTTTAAAGACTCTAAACTGTTCAGCGAATTGTTACCTATTACAGACGCTATGCAAAAAGAATACACAAAAATAATGGGTGTACCTGCAATTGACGAGGACAACGTTGAAGATGCAATTAAGATTTTAGGAAGTGAGATTACAGGATTTGATGTAGATGAAAGTTTTGATCCAGCAATGGAGCCAAGCAGACAAGCTGAACTAGCAGACGAATTAATGACAGCATATGAAAAAGGTGGAGAACCGGCACTAGCAAAAGCAATGGGCATAAGCGATCAAGAACTTGACCAAGAAATTAACGAGTACGGTATGGAACACGGCTTACACGCTGACGACGATAGAGATGATATTATCCAAGGCGTTATTGAACAAATGATCGATAATATGGACGAAGGTAATGCATACGCACACGCTGTGAAGAAAGCAAAAGACAGTGGTAAGAAAAAGGGCGATGAAATTGATGGTCCAGACGGCGAAAAGATTAAGTTAGAAAAAGAAGAACAAAAAACACCATTAGGCGAGTTTATACTTTCTTATTATGATAAAGAAACAGGCGAATTTCCAAAAGGCGAAACAGCAATACTTACTATGGTAGAAAAAGACTACGGTAACGAATTTATAGAACCTGCAAAGGCATTTATTACTCGTGTATATGAAGTAACAGAAGAATACAGAGAGCCAGAAGTAACACCTGAATTCGAAAGAATGAAAGAACTAGCGGGACTGAGATAAATAGAATTGGATGAGTAATCCATTAAGTTTTTAAGTTTTTCTTTAAAAAAGACTTGACATTGTTTGTAGAATAGCATATAATAACAACTGTGCTACAAACAAATAGGCACATAAAATAACCATAAAGGCATTATAGGAGGCATAAATTATGGCATCATTAGCAGAAATCCGAGCAAAGCTCAAAGCACAAGAAGCAGGCGCTTCAGGAAACCGTCAGTCAGGCGGTGATAACAGCATTTACCCATTTTGGAATATTAAAGAAGGCGAGTCGGCAACGATGCGTTTCTTACCAGACGGTAATGCAGATAACACATTCTTTTGGAAAGAAAGACTTGTTATCAAACTACCATTTGCAGGCGTAAAAGGCGAAACTGATTCACGCCCTGTACAAGTACAAGTACCGTGTATGGAAATGTACGGCGAAACTTGTAACATTCTTAATGAAGTACGTGGATGGTTTAAAGACCCAAGTTTAGAAGATATGGGTCGTAAGTATTGGAAGAAACGTTCTTACATCTTCCAAGGGTTTGTAACTGATAACCCACTATCGGACGATACTACACCTGAGAATCCAATTCGTAGGTTTATTATTGGACCACAAATCTTCCAGATCATTAAGCAGGCGCTTATGGACCCAGATATGGAAGAACTGCCAACAGATTATACTGCTGGTGTAGACTTCCGTCTTAACAAAACTTCAAAAGGCGGATATGCAGATTACTCAACATCAAATTGGGCTCGTAGAGATCGTCCACTAAATGATGCAGAAATGGCTGCTATTGATACACACGGCTTGTTTAATTTAGATGACTTCCTTCCTAAGAAGCCAGGCGATATAGAACTAAAAGTAATGCAAGAAATGTTTGAAGCTTCAGTAGATGGCGAAGCGTTTGATATGGATCGTTGGGGACAGTATTTCCGTCCTGCAGGATTCGCACAACGCACAGGTGATCCACAAAAAGCGGCAAGCCCACAAGCAACTGCTGTAAGCCAAAGTGCTCCAGTAGAAACTGCTCCAGCGGCAGCACCAGAAGTAACTCCAGCACCAGCGGCTGAAGCGGCTCCTGCAGAAGGTGGCAATGCCCAAGACATTCTAGCAATGATTAGATCACGTCAAGGTTAATAAAATAAGACGTCTCTACTAGTAAAATCGAGAACAGAGATTCACGGTTTACCTGTCAAAGTTCCAAACACTAGTAGAGACTAACTTTTAAATAGGAGAAAAAATGGCTAATAAATCGTTCGATCCGACGAAATTTCGGAATTCATTAACAAAATCTATTTCAGGTATGAGCAGTGGTTTTAACGACCCTACTGACTGGATTAGTACGGGTAACTATGCACTTAATTATCTTATCTCAGGAGACTTCCATAGAGGTGTTCCAATGGGTAAGGTTACTGTGTTTGCAGGCGAATCTGGTGCAGGTAAATCATATATCTGTGCAGGAAACATTGTAAAGGAAGCACAACAACAAGGTATTTTTGTAGTTCTTATTGACTCAGAAAATGCACTTGATGAAAGTTGGCTACACGCACTTGACGTTGATACATCAGAGGATAAACTACTTAAACTTAATATGTCAATGATTGATGATGTTGCAAAAACTATTTCAACATTTATGACAGACTACAAAGCAATGGATGAAGAAGAACGTCCTAAAGTGTTGTTTGTAATTGACAGTTTAGGTATGTTGTTAACGCCTACAGATGTTGATCAGTTTAACAAAGGTGATATGAAAGGTGATATGGGTCGTAAGCCTAAGGCACTAACATCACTTGTGCGTAATACAGTTAATATGATTGGTTCACATAATGTAGGACTTGTATGTACTAACCACACATACGCATCACAAGATATGTTTGATCCAGATGACAAGATCAGTGGTGGACAAGGTTTCATTTATGCATCAAGTATTGTTGTTGCTATGAAGAAACTAAAATTAAAAGAAGACGAAGATGGTAACAAGATCAGTCAAGTTATGGGCATCCGTGCTGGCTGTAAAGTTATGAAGACTCGTTACGCTAAACCCTTTGAAGGTGTACAGGTTAAAATTCCTTATGAAACAGGAATGAATCCTTATAGTGGATTGCTTGAATTATTTGAAGCAAAAGACATTATTAAAAAGCAAGGCAACAGACTTGCGTACACTACACTCGATGGTGAAGAAATCCTTGACTATCGTAAAAAGTGGGTAGGCGAAAACCTTGACAAGGTTATGTCAGATTACCTAGTAAAACAATCAACTGTGGTAAATACCTCTGATGAGGATACTATTGACGAAGTAGAACTAGAAGACTCACAACTAATCGAGGAGTAAAATATGGACGACACACAGATAGTTGATATTTGGACATTGTTTAAAGAGTATGTTGATAAAAAGCACGTTGAACAGGCCGCTGAGCGTTATGTAGATTTAATGGCTGATATGGGTACTGAAGATCAGCAACTTATATCTGCATTAGGTCACGATACTGCTTTAGACATTGCTATTAATTATTATCTAGACCTTGACGAAGATGATGTATTAGAAGAAGAACTAGAGTGGGATGAATAATGGGTTGGTATAGCGAAGTATCTCGTGATATAAACAAAATACCACAAGCAGTTGCTTACTTTGAAAACGAAATGGTTGATGCTCGCAAAGAGGTTAAACTAGTTGGCAATGTAGAACGTGCGGCAGCAAGTATGCCAGGTATTGTTGAACAACGATTTAATCAACTTCAAGAGATTGAAGCTATACTAAACTATCTAAATATTGAGCTACGTAGATTGCGTAGCTCATACTTTAAAAAATACCTTGAAAACTACCAACGAGCTCTGTCAAGCCGTGACGTTGAAAAATACGTTGACGGTGAGGCAGACGTTGTTGACTATGAAAAAATCATTAACGAATTCGCACTAATGCGTAACAAATGGTTAGGTGTACTCAAAGCTCTTGATCAAAAACAATGGCAAATTACTAACGTAGTTAAGCTAAGAGTAGCGGGTATGGAAGATGCCACTTTATAATGTAGTATTAGGATGTGATCAAACTTATTACGACACTTGGGCAGTACCATTACTATCAAGTATACATCGACATAACCCGTGGCTTGGACTACATTGTCATATTGTAAATCCTACAAAACTTAATAAATTAAAATACGCAAGCATTACCACCGAACAAAGACAGTTTGTAAACGACGAAGCAAAAATTTCGTATTTACAAGGAGTACGATTTTTAGTAGCAAAAGAAAAATTTTCTAATAATGAAAATGTAGTTACTCTTGACTGCGACACTATATGTACACGTTCAATAATTAATCCTACTGAGATTAACAACTTGTTTAAAAAACAACACGTTCTAAAACATCATAAAGAAGATAGGTGGCTAGCCGGACTAGTTGTGTTTAATCAAAACAGTCTTAGACAAGAACTATATGAAGAATTAACATCAATTCCATTTGACGAGTGGAAATGGGGACGAGATCAAATAGTGTTAAATACATTTGCAGGTAAATTTAATTTTCAGTCAGTTGGCAATCAATGGATGTCAATAGGAAAAAATAAAACTAATAGTGTATTTTTAACACTAAAAGGTGATCAAAAATTTAAAGAAAAGTTTTTAAATACCTATAACAAATACAAAAGTCAAGGAATAGTATGATTTTAGAAGAACATCTTGGAGGGCATAACGGAGTAACACATACCGACGAAGGTGTATTACAATGGGCCATTAAAAACCTAAATACAAACTCAATGTTGGATGTTGGATGCGGACCAGGAGGTCAAGTTGAACTTGCCAATAGTATAGGCATTGATGCTGAAGGCATTGATGGCGATCACACATTAGAAAGATACGATTCAAACAAGTTCATTATACACGATTTTACAATCGGCCCTGCTCCAGTAAGTAAACAGTACGATCTTGCCTGGAGTTGTGAATTTGTAGAACACGTATACGAAAGATATATTCCAAACTATGTTCAAGCAATGCAAAAATGTAAATTTTTAATAATGACATATGCTCCTGTAGGAGCCAATGGATACCATCACGTAAACTGTAATACACAAGAATACTGGATTGATACAATGTTAAGTTACGGATTTATATTTGATAATGAACTAACTATAGATATGCGTAAACATTCTACAATGGGTAAAAAAAGAAAACATCAATTTATAAAACGTACAGGTTTGTTATTTAGAAATGAACAAAAATAGTTTAGTAGTCGGTATAGAAGAAATGTATAGGAATCATCCTATACCCGATCTTCCTAACTTTAAAATTGTGCCTTGGGCTGATCAAGATACTATACAATCTGCTGATGTTTTAATACAAAATAATATTATTAGTCAAAAGAGAAAAAAGTTTAAAAAATACTATCAATATATATTAGATAGTAATAAGCCTTTTATAGTAACAGAAAGTGCAGTATTCCGTCGAAATATGAAGAAACCTGGCTGTCCAGGAGCATATCATAGATACAGCTGGACAAGTTACTTCCAAGACGAAGGTAACTACTGTAACGAAAATAGTCCGAGTGATAGGTGGTTGCGTATACAACGAGAACAAAATATAGAAATCAAAGACTGGCGTACATCAGGTGAATATATACTCGTAGTATTACAACGTCCTGGTGATAGTAGTCTAAAGAATTTGTTAGAAAAGCACGGATCTTATGAAAACTTTCTTACATTTACACTAAATGAAATTAAAAAACATACTGATCGTCCTATACGTGTACGTATGCATCCGTTACGCCAAGACCGCCAATTGCAAGTATTAAAAAACTTTAATATTGATATTAGCGAAAACACTCTCGGTAGTGGTCAGGCAGCAGGGCTATTAGAAGGCGGCGACGGTTTATATAAAGACTTTCGTGATGCATATGCTGTAGTAGGGTTTAATTCAAATGCACTAACAGAAAGTATATGCGAAGGTATTCCTACATTTAGTATGTGTTCAAGTTCTATGGCCTGGGACTGTAGCAATAAAGATTTAGCAAACATTGAAAATCCAATTATGTTTGAAAGACAACAATGGTTAAATAATTTAGGATACTGTCAATGGCGAGAGGATGAAATCTCTAGAGGTGATCCGTGGTATCATTTGTTAGAGGAGTAATACAAAATGGACATAGAATTTGGGTGTGGAGAAAATCCAACAAAATTAGGTTTCAAAACCTGTGATATTAGAAAATTACCAAAAATAGATTTTGTATGTCCTGCTTGGGAGATTGATAAACTAATAAATCATAGTAGTGTAGATAATATTTTTTCTAGGCATTTCTTTGAACATTTAACATTTGACCAAGGACGCAGAACATTACGTGCCTGGCATAATATTATGAAGACAGATGCTATATGCGAAATGATGTTACCGAATATGGATTATCATATTCAACAATGGATATCAGGAAAACATATAGAACACGCTCAAGCAGGATTTTGGGGTTGGCAAAGAGAAGGCGACAGTGATGTATGGGATATTCATAAAAGTGGATACAATCTTTATACATTACAGAACATTCTTACTGAAGAAAATTTTACTAACATATATTGCGTTAGAAATAAAGGCAAGCATCTACACGTTAAGTTTTCAAAGTCAATCTAAAAAATAATAATACTAGTAGTTAATAAATATCAGTATGAAACTAGTATTGGTAACTGGGGGATTTGATCCCTTACACTCAGGACATATTGAGTATTTTAAAGAAGCGAAGAAGCTAGGCGACAAACTTGTTGTTGGTTTGAACAGTGACGAATGGTTAACACGCAAGAAAGGCAGGCCCTTTATGCCTTTCCAAGAACGCCTTGCATTAATAAAAGAAATGACAATAGTAGATGATGTAATGAGTTTTGACGACTCTGATGATTCTGCTTGTGGTGCAATTTATAAAACTTTAGCAACAAATAGCAGTGCGCATATTATTTTTGCAAACGGTGGCGACAGAACAGATTCTAATATTCCAGAAATGACAACATATGCCGATGCGCATAATGTAGAATTTGTGTTTGGCGTTGGCGGCAACAACAAAATGAATTCGAGTAGTTGGATACTTGATGAATGGAAAACACAAAAGACTGAACGTGACTGGGGTTACTGGCGTGTGCTAGATCACAAACCAGAGAAAGGTTATAAAGTAAAAGAACTTGTAATATATCCCGGCAAAAGTCTAAGCAACCAAAGACATTTTAAACGATCAGAACTGTGGACTATACTAGAAGGCGAAGTTAGAATGGATACTAACTGGAACGATGTACAGAGCTCATTACTACTAAAACCTGACAGTCGTCCTTACGGAATCGACATTGGCGTGTGGCATCAGGCATCTAATCCAGGAAATCAAAATGCCCATATACTAGAAGTACAGCGCGGCACAGAATGTGTGGAGGAAGATATTGAAAGAAAATAGCAAATACGATTATAAAATTTACATAGGTTGGGATAGTAGAGAAGATATTGCATATCAAGCCTGTAAGCAAAGTATTATTGATACTGCATCAGTTAACGTAGATATTGTTCCGTTAAAACAAAAAAATCTTAGAGAAAAAGGTGTATATTGGAGAGACAAAGACAAACTTGCAAGTACAGAATTTACATTTACTCGTTTCTTAGTTCCGGCACTGCGACAACACAAAGGCTGGGCATTGTTTATTGATTGCGACTTTATTGCTCTTGACGATGTTAAAAAATTGTTTGATCAAAAAGACGACAAGTATGCAGTAATGTGTGCAAAGCACGACTATACGCCCAAACAAGGAACTAAGATGGACGGCAAAGAGCAACATCAATATCCTCGTAAAAATTGGTCAAGTATGATGTTAATAAATTGCGGACATCCTAGTAATGCAAACTTAACTACAGAGTTAGTTAATAACGAAGATATTACTGGTGCATACTTACATAGATTTAGTTGGCTTAAAGATGAAGAGATAGGCGAAATAAGTCACGAATGGAATTGGTTAGTAGGCTGGTATAATGAGCCCGAAGACGGCACTCCTAAATTCTTACACTACACAGAAGGAGGCCCGTGGTTTCCGGAGTATTACGACTGCGAGTATTCAAATGAATATTATAAAAATGAACGTAAATTTCTTATAAAGGAATATCAAAACGTAACCGCAAAAATGATGGCTGAAAAACGAGCTCCTAATTTAATTAATAATTTAACATTACCAGAAGACTTCAAAGAAACAATTAGTTCTTTTGTATGTGCAACAATTGACCCTAAAGGAACTTACTACGGTCATACTGAGGAAAGTGCAATGAAGATAATACAAAACAAATTTCAACAAGAAAAGACTGCTAAAGTAGCAGCAATTTTTAACGATGATTTAAACTACAACGGAAAAAACTATGTTTACGACGAATACTTAGAAGCATTTTCATTAGGTTGCAACGGCAAATTAAGTACTTGGGACGAAGAAAAAAATACAGATACTCCGTTGATTATTCGTGGCGTCGGAAAGTCTAGTAGAGAAGCAGTTAAACACTGTTGGGAAACTGGCAGAGATTTTTACGCTATTGATACAGGATATTTTGGTAATTCAAAAAGCAAATCAAAAGGTTGGCATAGAGTTACAAAAAATAACTTACAAGACTATGGGCCAATTATTGAACGTCCTACAGATAGATTATTAGGTTGGAAATTTAGAAAATTTAAACCTGGTCGCAAAATATTAGTATGTCCTCCTAGTGATAAGGTTATGAAATTTTTTGATCAACCAAGTCCAGAAGAATGGACACAACAAATAGTAGAACAGTTAAAACAACACACCAATCGCCCCATCGAAGTGCGTCTAAAACCTAATAGAACACAACGTATAGCCAACGACTCAATTGAAGCTGCACTAGCAAAAGATGTACACTGCTTGGTTACATACAATAGTATTGCTGCCTTAGAAGCATTAAATTTTGGAAAGCCTGCTATTGCATTAGGACCAAATTGTGCATCAATGGTGTGTAATACTACATTAGCAGAGGTTGAAAATTTACATATTCCAGACAGAGACGAAATGACAGCACTAATGGCTCATCTAAGTTATTGTCAGTTTTCAAGAGGCGAGCTAATGAACGGTTTTGCCTGGGATATAGTAAATGAAAGTCATTAGTTACTATAATGTCGTACCTTCTCTTAATAAAAGCCAAGAAAAGTTTGACATCTTAACTAAATTTATAGCTGGAGTTAATGCTGCTGGCGACCAAGGTTACGTGCATCAAGGGTATGATCTACAACAATGTGATGTTGGAATGATTCAGGGTTGGCAGCACGAAGTTGGTAAAAATGCTCCGCATTTACAATTAAGGCAACGTGTAATGCAGCGTACAGCAAACAAGCGAGTGTGTACAGCAGACGCAAATCTATTTCTATATGCAAACAAAACAAATCATCCTCATCACTATTTGAGATATAGTTTTGACGGCGTGTTTCCAAATACTGGAAACTACTTTGATGATAATCCTAATCCGTCTCGGTGGCAACAAATATCTAATCATTTAGGTATTAAAATTCAAGAGCCAAGGGTAAAAGGAAAAAATATATTAATTTGTCTACAACGTAATCAAGGCTGGAGTATGGGGTCGCTGTCTGTTGTTGATTGGCTAGACACTACTATTGCAAAGATAACTCAATATACTGATAGAACTATTGTAATTAGAGCGCATCCAGGTGATAAAAAAGCTATAACAAGTTACCTTCCAATATTAATCCGAAAGTATCAACATAATAATAAAATAAAAATTTCAGCACTAGGAACACCGTTAGATCAAGATCTTGCAAAAGCGTGGGCAGTAGTAAATCATAATAGCAGTAGTATTGTTGGACCATTAATTCAAGGATACCCGGGGTTTATAACTGATCCAATCAAAAGTCAATGTGCCGAAGTAGTACATACTGACTTTAGTAAAATAGAAAATCCTCAACAATTTGATCGACAAAAATGGTTAGAGCGTATTAGTATGTTTCATTGGAACTTTGATGAATTATCAAACGGCTCTGCTTGGAGACACATAAGAGAATATGTATAATGTCTGCTAAGGCTGCTGCTATTAATTTAAGAGAAGGTTTTCGTAAATCAAAATATCGATATGACTTTGCTCTAGATGCATTTGCAAAAGGAGCCAATAAACGATTGCTACCTGCATCGCAAGCCGTAGAACAATCAATACCTATAATAGCGAGAGGAATGTCGGCATCTGTAGGCCATTGGATTCATAATGCACAGAGAAATAATTTACCGTTCTATTATATTGATTCTGGTTACTTTGGCAATCGAAAGAAAAAATTATGGCATCGAGTTACATATAATGAATTACAAAATACAAAAACTATAAAACAACAAAATGTAGAACGATTAGAAATACAGATGCAAGCAAAATGGAAAGACATTTACAACCCAATTACTCCTGGTCGTAAAATATTAGTATGTCCTCCTAGTAAAAAAGTAATGTCCTTTTTTAATCAACCAAGTCCAGAAGAATGGACTAATAATATTATTAAACAGTTAACTCAACTTACTGATCGACCTATACAAGTAAGATTGAAGCCTAGTAGAACTGATCGTCAAACGGTTAAAAGTATTGTACATACTCTAGTAGATGATGTTCATTGTTTAGTTACATACAATAGTATTGCTGCTACAGAAGCACTACTAGCAGGCAAACCTGCTATTACACTAGGACCAAATGCTGCACAAAACATATGCGAAACAGATATTAAGAATATAGAAAATCCTAAAGTTCCAAATAAAGACGAAATGTTTGCATTTCTAACACACTTATCATATTGTCAATTTACTATATCAGAAATGAAAGAAGGTATACACTGGAAGTACTTAACAGATTAACTATTCCAATAACCTTCAGTTCTTTTAACCATTAAGTCCTGTGTTCGACTACGACCTTCGTCTTTACGCACACCTTTCATATGATCCATCCATTTACCTAACACACTATTAATTAACGGATGTCCGCCACCACCTGTTTTAGCTTCGCGCAAATACATTTCTGCTGAATAGTCTAATACATTAGGAAAGTTTTTCTTCATATTATTAAGTATGTGTCCAAACACATAACTGTCGTGCCATTCTTCCAATTTAAATATACCATTATCGGCATCTTCGTAAACCCTTTCAAATTCTTTTAGAAATTCGTGACATACAGGATGATTTAAGTTCATTCCATAAAACCCACACTCTGGCCAAGTCTGTGATCCTTTGCCTCTACCTACATACGTTAACCAAGTATTATTTGGTAATAAATTATTAAACTCTTTGTGACTCCAATCGCTATGTACAAACGTGTCTGCATCCATCCACACACACCAGCCCTTAGAGCGTTCACAAGCGTCATACACAGCATATGTTTTATTAGCAAAGCGTATAGCATCCCACTTAAATTTCTTTTGCCAATCCCTTGGTCTACGTGCTTTAATAGCGTCTGGAGGTATGCCGTTTGCCCTTGGATCATCTTTCCACCTCTCTTTAAAAGCGTTTAGTTTAGGCAATACTTCTTTTGCATCAAATATTGTAATCTGATCTGGATCAGGATTGATTGGATTACAATCCTCAGCATACACTAGTAGTTTTATTTTTTTACTAACTCGTTGTGCAAAACTGTCTAAGAATCTCTGACCATATGTGTCTAATCCAGGTTTATGAAAGGTTGTAACCACTGTTATTGATGTCATAGGAGTCCTCTTGTTAAATATGTATATGGAGTATTTAACCAATGATTTTCTGCCTCTACACTGATTATGGCGCACTAAACAGTAAGCCTGTATTTGAAGCATTTGCAAAAAGTTTAGTTGACGCTGGACATAAAGTAATATACAACGAACCCTACAGGATTGGCGATCACTATAGTAACTATGACGTTGCTGTTATATGGAGTGTACTATGGAACGGAAGAATGGCAAAAAACAAAACGGTATGGGAACAAAATCGTTTGTTAGATAAACCAGTTATAGTTTTAGAAGTTGGCGGTATTAAACGCGGCACAACTTGGAAGGTAGGATTAAATGGAATTAACAGAACTGGCTACTTTAGTAGTGGCAACAATGATAGCACTAGGGCTACTAGTTTGGGATTGGTTTGTAAACCTTGGAGATCCAACGGGGATTCTATTTTAATATGTGGTCAACACGATAAAAGTTTACAGTGGCAAGATATGCCTCGTATGAGCAATTGGTTCTTAAATACATATGACGAAATACGTAAGCACACAGATCGACCTATTATATTTAGAGCGCACCCACGATGCAGATTAGAACATATTGAACGAGGTCTTAAATACGTTACAAGACAGGAGCCGCAACACATTGCCAATACTTATGATGATTTTGATATGGGGTTTAGTAACATACATTGTACTATCAGCCATAGTAGTAACCCTGGGATACATAGTATCATCGCCGGTGTTCCTAGCTTTGTTAGTCCTAGTTCTCTTGCTTATGATGTAGGTAATGATATTGATTTTTTACACAACATAGAACAACCTTTAATGCCAGATAGACAACAATGGCTAAACGACTATGCCCATACTGAATATACAGTAGAAGAAATATCTCAAGGCTTACCACTTAAACACTTGACATCTAAGATAGTTTAGCGTATACTACATATATGTTTACAGTAGAAGATTATATAGAACTCCTTACCGGATTCCAAGGTAGTGCAGACATAACACTAGATAGTAGTGACCATTCTCTTATGTTTAGTTTTGCAAAACAAATATCAAATAGTATACCGTTTACTGACAGGCAGTGTGACCTTGCTAAAACAAAAATTAGTTATTACAAAGAACAACTTGAAAAAAATAACTATGAGGTAAACGATTTATCGCAGTTGCGTATGCCTTTGCGTTCTATTGATAGAAGTAGATGGATTAAGATTGTTGAATTAAATGATAACGAATTGTGGATAGGTATTAGATTTATTTTTCAAAAGAAATTAATTCTACAACTTGATAAATTAAAAAGACTAATGTCAGACTCGCAAGACGCATTTTATGATAAAGAATATAAAATCCATTATTTTAAATTAAGTGAAAGTAACGTATATAATGTAGTAAGCACATTTAAAGACGTTACTAATTTTGAAGTTCAAGATGAACTTCTTGTATATTTTGAAAAGTTAAAAGAAATGAAAAACAATAAACAGAATTATATACCAGGCATATACGGAATGCAACTTAAAAACTTACATACTAAAAGTTTAGACTATGCTATCAGTAGTGTTGGTACTCCAACAGCAGATAATTTGTATCAATTTTACGATCAAAAAGATCGATTAGGTTTATACCATTTTGATAAAGACGATTTACTTGAAAGTTTAAAACATCTAACTCCGTTATCTCAAAAAATTGTTAATAGAGAGTTTCACCAAGTATTAGTAAATTCGTCACAATACACAATTAATAATTTAGCAGAAGTAATACTTGAATTATATCGTTTTCCTTTAGTAATAGTTTTAAATGAAAAACAATGCTATGACGAATTAGTACAGTTTCATAGAGCATTTAGTGGCATAATACCAAACGAAAGTTGTAGTGTATTATTTAGATTAGATAATAATTCAGAAGGTGAGGAATTTAATCAATACATTAAAGCTAATAATCTTAATAATAAGGTTGACAATAATACAAAAATAGTGTATATTAGTAACAATAAAGTTCCAAAGCCTTTGTTAAAAAGTGATTGGCAGCCAATTACTGCTATAACAACTTCCTCAAATAGAAGTGCTGGCGCAAAGACAGATGCATACATTGAGGCATTAGATCTTGTAATGCATTATGACTCTGACATTAGTCCTTGGAAACGAAAACAAATAGAGACCCTTTAATGGCAACTTGCAAACTAATAATTGAAGATGAAGTAAACATCAAACTAGAAGGATTAGAAGTTGATGTACGAAGAAAGCTGGCGAATGCTCTCAAGTTCGAAGTGCCTTACGCACGATATATGCCACAGTATAAACTTGGTCGATGGGACGGTAAAGTTGCTTTTTTTGGTATTGGCGGTACAGGTTACGTTAATCATCTTGATGTTGTTAGTGAAGTTTTGCAAAAAAATAATGTACAAATAATAGACATTGAAGATAACAGGCATCCTATACAATTTAACTTTCAGCCAGTAACAGAACGATATTGGGCCGATCAAGGAGTATGTTGGCCTAAAGGTCATTCAGCAGAAGGCGAAGAAATTATTCTACGTGACTATCAAGTAGAATCAATTAATAACTTTTTAAAACATCCACAGAGCTTGCAACAGATTGCTACTGGTGCAGGTAAAACAATTACTACAGCAACACTTTCACACATAACTGAGCCGTATGGACGTAGTCTTATTATTGTGCCTAACAAGAGTCTTGTTACACAAACAGAGGAAGACTATATTAACTGCGGACTTGATGCTGGGGTGTACTTCGGCGACAGAAAAGAACTAGGCAAGACTCACACTATATGCACTTGGCAAAGTTTGAATATACTTGACAAGAAGCACAAGGACGGAGAAGCAGTGTTATCACTAGCGGAGTTCTTAGATGGTGTAAGCACTGTTATTGTCGACGAAGTACACCAGGCCAAAGCAGAAGTACTAAAGAATTTACTTACACGTAATTTAAAAAATGCTCCAATACGTTGGGGACTAACAGGAACAATACCAAGAGAGAAGTTTGAATTTGAAAGTATACACGCTAGTTTGGGACCAGTTATTGGACAGATTAGCGCAAAAGAATTACAAGATAAAGGTGTACTGTCGCAATGTCACGTTAATGTAGTACAACTACTGGACACACAATCACACTCAGATTATCAGTCAGAATTAAAATACTTAACAACAAATCAATCAAGGCTAGAATATATAGGCAAACTACTAACTACAGTAAAACAATCAGGAAATACACTTATCCTTGTAGACAGGATTAGTGCAGGTGAAATACTACAAGAACTAATACCAGGAAGTGTATTTGTAAAGGGCGATGTAAAATTAAAAGATCGCAAGGAAGCGTATGATGAAATCAATGAAGGAACTAATCACGTCGTTATCGCCACATACGGTGTCGCGGCTGTCGGTATTAATATACCGCGTATTTTTAATCTTGTTCTCATTGAGCCTGGCAAAAGTTTTGTCAGGGTAATTCAGTCTATAGGCAGAGGCGTAAGAAAGGCAAAGGACAAAGACTTTGTTCAAATTTGGGATATCACTTCAACGTGCAAATTTGCAAAGCGACACTTAACCCAACGTAAAAAATTCTATAAGGAAGCACAATATCCTTTCACTATAGAAAAAGTAGACTGGAATTAACATGCAAATATTAACATTAGATAACGAAACTTTTCCGTTAAAGCAAATACCGGATGAACTAGAAGATGAAATTCGATTCGCTGTACTAGATAATTCAGATCCAAAAAATCCTGATTTCTTTTTTGTACCTATGATTTTTTTAGAATCATTCAGTGCTCCGGCAATGGTATTAGAAATAAATGGAAAAGAAATTACTATGCCCGTTGACTGGCATATCGCTGTTGGAGACTCTGAAGCTGGTCCTGACTTAGAAATATTACCATTAACAAGTATAAATGATAGAGGGTTTGAAGCATTTTTATTCAATCCTTTAACTAGTTTTAAATTTGATTTTGGTGATATAAAAATTACAAACTTTTATTCAGATGTAAAGTGGTATTTTCCTAAAGTTAAAAACGGACAATTACTAGCAGTACCACTCGATGATGGTCCGGAACCATTGTGTGCATATTTTATTAAGGATATAAGCAGACAAAGTGAAGTAATAGAATATACAAATTTGCTATAGGAGAAAGGCGATGACAATGAAAGCAGGAAAGATATGGGGTCAAACAGAATTAATCCATGCTAACGGTGTATTAGAGTTTCACCGTATTGAATACAAAGCAGGATACAAATGTTCAGAACACGAACACAAATATAAATGGAACGGATTCTTTGTTGAGTCGGGCAAGATGCTTGTCCGTGTTTGGCAAGATGATCAAGAAGGATTAGTTGATGAAACTATTCTTGGCCCTGGCGAATTCACGCAAGTAAAACCTGGAAAGGTACATCAGTTTGAAGGTTTAGAAGACGGTGTTGCTTTTGAACTTTACTGGGCAGAATTCAATCATGACGATATTGTGAGACGTACTGTTGGCTCAGCAACATAACTTAATACCTGGTGCTGCACTTATATACACTAGAGCAAACGGTGTAGTATATGCTCAATATAGAGATCCCCCTTATAACGTCCAACCCAGGTGGATTATAGGCGGTGACCCTGGTGCTGTAGCAAGAGCGCAAGGCAACCTTGTCGACTATAGCGAATGGATGCGTTTGTGCGACTTGTGCGAAACAAACACTACACTAAAAAAATTAATGGACAAGTTGGTAACAACTTATTATGTAATAAAGGAAAAACAATGAGAATTATCGCAGGACCTTG